GTATGTAGTTTTGTGTCCATTGTTATTATAGTTGTTATTTAGTTGAAATCTTAGGGGCTACCGAAAGCGAGGGGAAAGGTTTCTCTAACGGTCTTTGGCGTTCCGAATCAAGTAGTTCACAAGCCCTTGTAAATGGCAATAAAGTATATAAACGATTATTTATAAAATATTTACAATAGCCTTTATTACAACCCGGGCATAGACCTCATGTGTAGATATTGTGAATCGCTTCCCTGGAATTGGATTGTTTTCAATATAACGGTCAATCCCTAAGATTTCAAATTGCTCCGGGCAGTACTTATCAAGGAATGTAATCGGTACTCCCATTGCTCCTTCATAGTCAGAAGGAATAGCATCGACAAAAGGAACTTCTATTGCATCGTAATTATCATATTTCGCGTACCCCTTTCCCTTGATATCTTTATGACGCGAATACATGATATTTTCCTCCATCGTCATAAGTGATAGAGGTTGGTGGCGACGGCCATGCTCCATGTTTGTAAACCAGCACGAATTGCCAAGTCGCGTATAATTGCCGACGTAGCCCATTTTCTCAGCTTTTTTCTTGTAGGCCTCCGGAACTATTGTGCTTTAAGGGTATAATTTCGGCGAAAATGGATAGAGGTAAATAGCGGTAATAATCAGCCGATTAGCAATTTTGAAGTGTCTGTGTTTTTCGTTGTTTTCTATCGTTTTTCGCATTCAGTACAACTTTAGTACGCCCTTGAATGTTAAGGAGTGTGTAGTACACCTTTTGTGTTTCAGAGGTTTGACATACCTTTGCCGACACGACAAAAACGATACGATATGCCAAGACCTAAAAACCTCTCGAAACAGAATCCGAAGCTGCTTCAGAAGACGCTTCAGGATGGTCGTGCGAGCCTGTATCTTGAATACTATCTCGGACGGCATGAGACCCCGGTGCTTGACGAGGATGGCAACGCCGTTCTCTACACCGAAGGGGCAATGGCCGGAAAGCCTAAATACAAGATTACACACAACCGCAAGAAGGAAAGCCTCAATCTCTATCTTTGGCTCAATCCCCGCAACCAGCAGGAACGATTGCAGAACCGCAACACCTTGGCTCTCGCCGAGAAAATAAGATTTGAACGCGGGCAGGAATTTCTTGAAGACCGCGAGGGCTACCGTCTGCAAAAGGAGAAAGAGCCCAACTTTCATGACTTCTTCCGAAAGATATATTCGGAGGATGCGACGATAACCAAATCTGCAAAACTCGCGTTCCGTCTGATTCATAACCGGTTCATCAAATATCTCAATTCCATACCGAGGTTTCAGAGATATGCGACGTTCATCCGGTTTGAGAATGTCTCCAACGAGATAGCCGTAGGCTTTGCCGAATGGCTCAAGGGTATATGTGCCGGAGAGGGGGCGCGGAAGTCATTCTTCTATTTCAAGAAAGCCTGTGCCATGGCGATTGAGGAAGGACTGATGAAGAAAGACCCGTGCAAAGGCATTGTGATCAGATGCGACTCCAATGTGCTGACAAAAGACATTCTCACAAAAGAGGAAATCGAGCGTCTGCTCTGTACTCGCTACAAGCAGGAACGCCCGGACATTCAGAGAGCCTTTGTTTTCTCGTTGTATACAGGTATCCGGTTCTGCGATATAATCCGGCTGACATACGCCAACGTGGATTTCAGTTCACGGACACTCCGTTTCAATCAGGTCAAGAGCGAGGGGCGAAGCGCACACAGTGCCGTTGTTATGCCTCTCAGCGATGACCTGATGGAGATAATCGGTTTCCCGCGCGACCCGGAAGTGATGTCGGAGAAAATATTTCCGCTTCCCCATAATTCCATTTGCCGGAAGCATCTGAAAGAATGGGTGAAGCAGGCTGGTATCAACAAGCATATAACTTGGCATTGCGCCCGGCATAGTTTCGCAGTCAACGTGTTGAGTGCCGGAGCGAATATAAAGACTGTTTCCTCGCTGTTAGGCCACGCCAGCATAAAGATGACAGAGAAATATCTTCATGTGATAGACAACCAGAAGAAAGACGCGATGAACAGCCTCGGAAGAATCTCGTTTCGCAGAGACGATATTTTCTCAAGGGAGGGAAGCACCGATTTTGAAGAGTGATTGATGTTAAGCCATTGGCATTTTCGTCACTTTGGCACAATCGCCATGCGGGAGTTGCATAGTCGGCGAGAATAAGTTAACTTTGCGATAAGATTCAACGTCATCATGTTTTTGTTTCTTTGCGGAGCAAAGCGCTTCGCGGTTACATTTTGACGTGGATTAGTGGTTGGACATCGGGAGGGATACCCGGTGTCCTTTTTCTCAGTGTTGCCCAATCCGTCTGAAATGATTATCTTTGCAGGGATAAAACAAAACCCGATAGCTTGATATACAGGGGCTACCGGGATTCAACACTGCAAAGGTAGTGCTTTTTATCTTAAAAACAAAACATTCTTCAAAAAAGATTTCAGTAATCAGATGAAATATGCCGACTTCGAGAAAATAATGTCCTCCAAGCGAATGGAGCGATACCTGACAGCCTGCGGAGGCGACACCCGCAAGGCGATGACGCTCTACCGCTACAATCTTCAGATTTCACAGGAGATGTTCACTATTGTAAGCTGTTTCGAGGTCGCATTGAGAAACGCCATCGACCGCAAACTTACTGAAAATCTCGGCGAAGAATGGCTCCGCGACTCCATTATGCCGGACGGAGTTTTCTCGGAGCCGATATTGCGTAAGACCCGCGACATAATTACATTCGCCCACAGGAAATTACAGCAGTCTCATTCCTATTCTCACCCGAAACTGCTGGCGGAGATGGAGTTCGGAATCTGGAAGTACATGTTTTCCCCAATACAGTACAGAGTGACGGGACGCAATCTGCTATCCATATTCCCGAACAAACCGCGCTCATCGAGGGAGATGCAGTACAACCAGACATATATCTTCAATGAACTCGACAAGGTAAACTCATTGCGAAACCGCATTGCCCACCATGAGACCATCTGCTTTGCGACCAATACATCCACTATCGACACTTCCTATGTGATAAATATCTATTCCAAGATAAAGACCTTGTTTTCGTGGATGGACATCGACAGCAATTCTCTCCTTTACGGCTTAGACCATATAAACCGTGTCTGCTCACAGATAAACCAACTTAAATCGGGTGTATAACTCTGAATTTGAGCTGACAAACGCGGCCATTTTACGCATAAACGGCTCCAGCGCCTCCAAAAATTTGGATATTTCGTAACTGTTTTGTAACTTAGCCGCCGAGAAAGAACCAAGCCGGAATTATGAAAGACACACATCGGCCAATGCGCGACTAATGTCGGACACCGCCGAACAATTTCATTTCCTCCCTTGTTTGGAAAATATCAAAGCGGCAAACGTGGCCTTAGCCCTAACCCCTCGCGATGACGCGAAGCACCGACCCCGCTGCGGGCGGTGACGGTTGTCGTACCCTTGCCACACCCCTTGCGAAAGGGCGAATTTTATGGATTATGACTTTATACGAGACCTCGCCGAAAGCGCGTCCGCACAGACGTATCGGCAAGGCCCCGCTTTTTTTATTGCCCGTCCGGAAGGGCTGCGGGACAGGTCTCACGGGTCATATTTCAATGGTATTCGCCGTTTTGCACACTTTCAGGACACAAGTCCGCTATTATTTTTTCAGCGTTCGCCAGCCTTTATCCCTCCGGGTGTAGTCATCGGGCTGGCGGATGCAATGACTACGACTGACGACACCCCACTACCCGTATGTTGAGCATACAGCATATCACTTATCATCTGAAAACTGATGCGTGAGAACAAAACAATTCCCCAACCCACTAATCCCGTTATCCCAATGAACACAATTACCGATTACCTGAATCTTCCTTTCATCGAGGTTCTGAAGCGCCTCATGAAAGACGCAGTCAAGGACTGCCTTGCAGAATCGGGAGTGCTGGCGACATTCGCCAACGCTTCCGCAAAAACAAAGAAACGAGACCCTGAAGGTCTGACCGCCACCGAAGCCCTCGAATTCCTTAACGAGAACGGCTACCCTATGAAAAAAGGGCAGCTCTACAAGGAGACGAGCAAGGGTACAATCCCATACAAGAAGTTCAACAACAAGCTCCACTTCAAGGAAGCCGAACTGCTTGCATGGGCGGAGAGCCGCCTTATCGACGGCAAAGCCGTGGGCGTACTGACCGCAGACGACCGTCCCAAACGGAAAGGAGGTAGCCGATGAAAAAAGAGATACTTCCTGAAAATCCGATTGGTCGGTTGCCTGACGAGGCGGTTGACTGCCAGCCTGACCAACTGACCAATCAGTCGGTCGGGCAAGCGGAGCCGGAGGTGCCGACAGGGTCTGACAGCGTGATTGCACAGCAATCCTCAACGCAGAATATCAGCGTATTGTCCGTTGATGTCCTGCCTCCGAGATTGCAGGAAATCATAAACGAGGCAAATGTCTGCCTCGGATTTCCGAAGGATTATCTCGCCGGTGCGATGCTGACAGCTATGGCCGCAGTTATCGGCAACACCCACACCGCCGAGATAATGCCCGGCTGGAAAGAGTATGCCATTCTTTTCACGGCCCTTGTCGGAAGCCCCGGCACCAACAAGAGCCATCCGTTGAGTTTCGCCATGCAGCCGCTCATTGACTTCGATGCTGAACAGGCAGCGATATTCGGCGAGGCGATGAAGCGTTACGAGGCGGCGATGGAACTTCCTCCGAAAGAGCGAGCAGCCAAAGGCTACGACACAAACCCTGTCGAGCCGAAGCGGGTCCGCTTCACCATGCAGGATGTGACCCCGGAGGCCGTGCATCGCATCCTGTCGGAAAACCGCCGTGGCCTCGTGCTCGTTTCCGATGAGCTTGCCGGATGGTTCAAGAACTTCAACCGCTACAACAACGGCTCGGAATCGGAGTTCTGGATGTCGGTGTTCAACCACAAGGCAGCCATGTCCGACCGCAAGAGCAGTCAGAGCGGCGTGTTCATCTGCAATCCGTTTCTCTGCGTCATCGGCACAATCCAGCCAAAGGTGCTGACCGAGCTTGCCGCCGGAAACCGTAATGCCAACGGCTTCATGGAGCGCATACTCTATGTGTTCCCTTCCGTGCAGTCGAAAGTCAGATGGAACCGCGAGAGGAAATCTCCGTCATTCGACATCGCAGCCGCATGGCGTGAAATCCTGTCAAGACTTATCGGCATTGTTCCCGCCGTCGATTCCTGCGGGGAGATAATCCCGGAGGATGTGCCTTTCTCGCCGGAAGCCCTCGACCGCCTTTTCTCATGGCAGAACGACGTGACCGACCGATGCAACGCAGAAGGAAGCGACACCCTTACCTCCATTGCGAGCAAGCTCGAAATATACGCAGTCAGGTTTTCTCTTTTGCTGGCACTCGCTGACCGGGCTTGTGGCGATGAGAAAAAGCAGATTGACGCCGACACCGTGGAGCGCGCCATACGCCTGACGGAGTATTTCCGCGTGACCGCCGCAAAGGTGCAGGGCATCGTCAGCGAGGACGCTCTGACGGAGTTGCAGCTCGCAGTGCTGTCGGAACTGCCCGGCACGTTCACCACCGCCGAGGGCGTGGCGATCGCCGCGAAATGCGGTATGTCGGAGCGCAGTTTCAAGCGGTTTCTCAAAGACCGCAAAGGCGTTCTGTTCGCCCATTCAGCCCACGGAAACTACACTAAATTATAAACATTCCCCCATGGCATTATTGTCACTTTGGCATTTCCTACGGAGATGCCGACGCACCCCGACTGTGCCAAAATGACGAAAATGCCAAGGGGTAAATTCCCAAACAGAAGTCCCGTGAAACATTGTCTTTCGACCAATCTCGGCTCCGCTCGGCATAACTCAAGATTAAAATCTTGGCTCTGCTCTCGCTGGCACGAGATGTCTTTTTTCATCGAAGAAACCATTGCAGTCAGTGCAGTGGTTATACCGGTGCACCACTGCTATGACAGTAGAGTACCATCCGTGCAGAGGCGGCACGGAAATTACGCCATCCGGAAATTCCTTAGCTCATTAGGGAATTTTCGCATCGCGCAATGTTGGCTGCGGTTCGGCATAACTCAAGCAAGCTTGGTTCTGCTCTCACCTTGCTCAACATTTCCGAGCCGCATATCGTTCCGATACGCTGAAAATGTCCCTACTGAGCCCAAGGGGGCAGCCCCTTGGAGAACCCCAATACGGCTTTACGAGAAGCCGTACACTCCGATTGTTCCACAAGCAAACGCCCCTTGCCTATGAGTTACGCCGTACTCCACTTCATGAAGGCAAGCGGCTCGTGCAATGCCATCGCCCGACACATCGAGCGAACCACGCAGCCCGACAACGCCCATCCCGAACTGCGCCATCTCAACCGCGATGATTTCATCAAATATCCCGATGGCGTTGACGGTCTGGGCAAGGCGATACAGCACCGCCTCGACAATGCCGGACTGACTCGCAAGATCGGCAAGAACCAGGTGCTCGCACTCCATGTGCTGATGACATCCGACGGTGATGCGTTGCGCCGCCTTGCAGACGAAGGTCGTCTTGACGAGTGGGCGTGGGAGAGCGTCGGCTGGGCAAAACAGACCTTCGGCGAGGACAACGTTGTCGCCGCCCATCTCCACATGGACGAGCAGACTCCGCACCTTCATGTCACGGTCGTGCCGATAGTCACCGCCGAGAGAAAGAAGAAAGCGAGCGAGGCGAAAGCCAAGAAACGCTACCGCACCAAATCCAAGAACGGCCCCCGGCTTAGTGCCAACGACATCATGACCCGCGAGAACCTTATCAGCTTTCAGGACACCTACGCCGAGGCGATGGAACGCTTCGGGCTGGAACGCGGCATCCGTGGCTCCGAGGCCCGCCACGTTGACCAGCACGAATACTATCGTCAATGTCAAATAAGGAAGAAAGATTTGGAGCAGGATGTGGCCGGACTCTCCGCCGAGAAAAAGCAGCTCGATACCGAAAACCGGTCTTTGGAGAAACGTAAAGCTGAACTTGAACGTGGCAACCGCTGGATGGATAAGACATTCGCCGAAACTAAAGCCGCCAATGCGGAGATGTCCCGGCAGAACAGCGAGCTTGAAAAGCGCAAGACAGAACTTGTCAAAGAAAATTCTTCTCTCGCCACCACCAATACGACTTTATCCGATGAGAAAAGACAGTTGGAGGCTGAGAAGAAGAAAGTCGCTGACGAGATTGCCGACATCGAGGCTGACAAGTCCAAACTAATTGATGAACGTTCTGCCTATGCCAAGGAAACAGAGGCGGCGAGAAAAGAGAAAGAGACCGCCTTGCAGGAAGCGGCAGACGCGAAAGCGCAGCGCGATTCCAACCGCAAGGATGCACTCAGCAATCTTGCCAATCGGTTCACAGGCAGCAAGACCAAGAAACTTGAGTCCGAACTCGCTGAAAGCCGTGAGGAAATCAGAACGCTAAAGGAGCGAGCAGATGAAACCGCCAAGACCCACCGTAGTCGGGTATGGGATTTACAACAGCAGCTCGACAGGCAGAAAGAGCAGCATGACAGCATCGTCAGAGGATATAAGGAAACCGAAGCCCTGATTCAACGGTTCTTTCCCGGTGCTATTGCAGCCCTGCCAGCCATTAGAGACTGCATACAGGTAAGGTTGTCAGACTCACATATCACAGCTTTGCTTGACGGAAAGCCGAGGTCGTTAAAAAAAGGCTCTACGCTCTATGACCCCAATGAGGAGAAAGATATTGATGTCGGAAATGTCGAGGTACAAATCAAACGCGACCCGACCGATGACAACAACTATCACCTTCATCTCGGAGGAAAGAGAGTGTTCCAATGGTTCAAGGAGAAGTGGCAGTCGTTGAAACAGACAGTCAAACAGAAAATTAAATTAAACTGATAACTATAAAACGCCCCACAGTGTGGGGCGTTTTATAGTTATCTTATTTGGCAAATTGAGCTGTATGAATCCAAATGATGCTATGTTCATCAATCGGAACATTGTCTTGCAACCTCATTTCTGTTGTCTTTTCGGCTCCTTTATCGTTTACAGTAGTTATCCAGACTGTCACAGAATCACCTTTTTTAGTAATTCTGCTTACCCATGCCTTTTTGAAATCATTCCATCGGTTATCTTTAAGAAATGCACGCTTTACAGAATTTGGCCAAATGTCTTGATACGGTCTGCCATCAGGACCAATTTTTGTATCACCTTTCTGATTGACCTTTTGATTCAGGAGCGATTCAAGTTTTTTTAGCAGACGAGCCGTCCGTTTCCCAATTACCTTGGCTTCAATCTTTTCAACATCATAGTCAGGGACATCAAGTTCCATTCCAATCTGAGTCGCAACCTCAGTCAGGGGATTGTCAGGTTTCTTACTCAACGCCAGCATTTGGGCTTCCCAATTAAAGCGGCTGAGAAGTGATTTATAATATTCAGGGGTTTGCCAGTCCTTTCTGACAGGTCTGGAAAGAATGACATTTCCATCACTATCCATAGTGACCTGTATGATTTTGTACCCGGGTTTGTATTTTTCCTGTATAAAAGGATGAGAAGCGAATCTTATAAATTCCTTGGCCTGTGAGCTTAAAAGTGACGTGTTATTTGCGGAAACTGTTATTGTACCATCTTTACCTTCTTCTTTGAAAATAAAATATTCAAATTCCTTATTTGTATAGACTGATGGTATGCTTAACGAATAATAAGTATGCTCTTCAGAATCCTCTTTTGCCACTGCATATTTTTTGCCTTCTGCACCCGAGATGATGCAGTAACCATCCGATTCGTAAGGTGTGCAATCTATCTCATATTTAATCGGATTGTTGCGTCCTTTCCGGTGTATGTATGTAAGATGGTATTTGCCTTTATCAAAGAATCCTTTTTCTTCGTATTTGTCATAACGGTCGGTACCGATTACGTGGATAAACTTTTTGCCGTCGACCGTTTTAGTGCCTATAGTAGGAGGATTACTGACACCTTCGTCTTTTATAGAGTAAGAATATCCATCATCTTCCCATGTCTCGAGAGTGAAAACCTGATTGTTTGGTTGCAGTGTCTTAACGAGTTTATGTCCATTAGGAAGGATTGTTGTCACCGGAGCATAAGGATCGATATAGTTGTCGTAATACAACTCGGGCAACGTAATGAAAGAGTATTTTTTCAGACATTTGCTTACAGCAGGGTCGTGTATTCTGGAAGCGACAGCATCAAATATATTGGTTACATATTGCCCTTTGAGATAAGGGAAAGCAAGCTCTACACAAACTCCGAACTGATCCGTCCCGAACCTGGCGAGGCCATTGTTTCCGGACACATCAATTTTCTCTACGTCCTCCAGATATTTTAAGACATTGATTTTGACGCTGTCGCCCTTGCTTTTTAGCGACAGCCCGGTTTGTGGAGTATTTGTTGTATAATCGAACACTTTCCAGCTTAGTGAACTATTATCCGGAATTACACCATCAACAGAATTGCCACACACAAAGTGAACACCCGAGGCACTTGCTATTGTCGGGACTTCAAAAGAACCGGAAAGCATCCAATTCTTGATAAAGAAAGTCCTTGTACCGTTTGTTGGCATATTCCGTCGTTTAACCCATTTTAGTAGATGAGTATCCCATTGCCATTCAACCACATCGGCACTAAGAACATATTTATAATTCTTATCACCGGGTAAGACCGTTATCGTAAGTGTTTCGTGGCCGGTGTACATTCGGAGTATTCCTTCGCCATAATACCCCGTATTGTGCCACTTTGTCGGGGCTGAATTATAAACTATGGAAAAAGTATTGGTTCCGCTCAAGTAACCATCGTCACCAATATTGAAATTATAATCGAATCCGTACCACGTATGGTCGGAAGCAGATGGTCGCGCTTCCTTATGAGAGTAATTCTTGGCACTGACATCAAAGCTTGCTGCCATCAGAGCCAAAGCCAAAAGCAGAGTAGTTATTGTTCTCATGTTGATATTATGATTAGTCTTTGTATTGAATTGCAGGGAGCAAATCGGAAACGCGCTTGTAAGTTCGAATTCCTACAGCCCGAGTCATCTCAAGATCGATCTTGAAAACGCCTATGAATCTGAATTCCTGAGAAGAATCTTCTCTATAGAACGTTATCCGCAAAACATCTTGTTCCGTAATAGCCGACTCTATGTTCGATGCTCTATCGGCTTCATTTAAGGGAAATTCTGTTATCACAGTTCCATTGTGGGACAGAGAGTTATTCCAAGAACTGTTTTTTGAAGTGGGCGTCCACACCATAAAACGATGCGAAGAATCAAGTGATTTCGTTACCATACCTCCGGCAGTAACGATATATCCTCGCTCCAAGGGTTTGACACCATACATTGAACAAACATCCTTTATAGTTTTCATGGATGCTGACTCTTTTGGGTAGAATGGCATATATGTTCCGGTGCCTTCGGACTCACCTCGTCGGCCTTTATAAAAAACAAGAAAAGCGTAGGAGTCTGTATCTGTTACCGTCCTACAGTCTGAGGCTTCTCGCATTGCCTAATCGAAGTCGGACGGCAACACAGAAGCCCACGTTGCAAAACGCTATAATAACAAGTGCTAATAACTGCCAATAAATATACTTTATATCAGAGTGTTGCAAAATATTGGTTTTGGCACTTGTTTGTTATTGTTAGCGTTATTTGCAGAAAATATTTGGTTTGTTGGTGCGTTTTTGGTTCTTGTAATAGTAACAAATCCAAATATTTTTTTGTAACTTTGTACTCGGTAACAAATCTGTATGACTATGAAATCTCCCTCTGAAAAGGCGAAGAAGTCGCCTGTGAGAATACGCTTCAAGGACCTGGCCGACGGGTGCCGCTCTATCTACCTTGACATATATTTCAAGGGGAAGCGCAAGTATGAATTTCTAAAACTCTACGTTCACCCCGGCAACGACGAGGACACAGTTCTCGCCAATGCCGAGGCTATGCGCATCGCTGAGGAAATGCGCCGCGAAAGACTTGCGGAACTTGGAGAGTCTGAGGCTACACTTGCATCTACGATTCCATTAGTTGACACGCCCGCAGACGAGAAGACTGCCAAAGCCCGTGTAAAGGCACGCAGAGTGTCCCGTGAGCCGGTAACGGTTCGCGCCAAAGACCTCAAGGATGGCCGACAGTCCCTTTATCTCGACATCTATTTCCGTGGAGAGCGCAAGTATGAGTTCCTTAAACTCTACACCACTCCAGGCGATGACGAAGGAAATGCCGCCGTCATGCAACGCGCAAATGCCATTCGTGAGGAACGTATGGCCGAAATAGTGAAGCCTACCGCCGAAGAAATCATGGCAGAGGAAGAAAAGACTGAGAAAAAGGTCAAGCATAAATTCAAGGTACTTCTCGCATGGCGCCTTCTACGCAACGGCGACAAATCCTTTTATCTCTATATCCATTACGGAGAGAACGGCGAACAGCGTTGTTGCGAGCCGCTTTACCTCTATGCCCCTGCGGACGCCTCCGAAGCCGAGGTCAAGCGCATCAAAGCCAAGGCAAAAGCCGTCAAGAGAGAACGCGAGGAAGAACTGCGCAACGGCACTTACATTCCGAGGCCAAGCGCACGTGAGCCTAAGAACGTATTCGACGACACCGACCACTACAAGGAGTTCCGGGCAACGCGCAGAGCCGAGGCCGAAGTGCAGGCGGTTACCACAGAGCTGAAACGCAACAGCAAATCCAAAGAACCTGTAAGAATACGTTTCAAAAAGCTCGCAAACGGAAGTGTATCGGTCTACCTCGCAATCAACGTGAACGGCAGACGCACTTACGATTATCTGAAACTCTATCTCGTGCCGGAGACAGACCAGACAGCCAAACTACAGAACAGGCAGACAATGGAGGCCGTTTACGCTATCAAGGCCCAGCGTATACTCCAGATTACAAACGGCGCTGCAGGTATAAAGAAGGACCTGCGGAACAAGATGCGCCTTGTAGACTGGCTGAAAATATATCAAGACAGACAGGTAAACAAAGGCAAGCGCGGAGCGAAACGATGGGTCCGCACCATGATTTTCGTAATCGAAGGCTACGACGGAGGAAAGGACGCAACCCTCGCCGACATCGACCATCAGTGGCTCACCGACTTTATGATCTATCTGATGAACGACTATGTAACTTACAAAAAAACGAAACTCACCAATGGGACTGTCGACAATTATCTCCGCTGTCTCAAAGCCGCTTTCAATGTGGCGGTTGAGGAAGAAATTATGCCGACAAATCCCATGCTTGCTCTTGACCGCTCCCATCTCAAAGGCACCACCTACGAGCGCGAGTTCCTGAGTGTCGAGGAAGTGAAGAAACTGATTGACACTCCATGCCGCCGACCAGACATCAAGGGGGCGTTCCTCTTTTCCTGCTTTTGCGGACTTCGCATAAGCGACGTTCGCAGCCTCCAGTGGAAACACGTCGTTACTGCCGGAGGCAAGATGTATCTCAAGATAACGCAGTTCAAGACTCGCCGCCCTCTAACCATTCCTTTGAGCCGTCAGGCTCTCAGATGGATGCCGGAGCGAGGCAACGCCGGAGAGGATGAATATATCTTCCCTCCTCTTTCAAAGAACATGACAGTGCTTGACGATTGGGCTAAGGAGGCCGGTATCAATAAACACGTAACTTTCCACGTGAGCCGCCACACCTTCGCCACGATGGAGCTTACCATGGGTGCCGACATCTACACGACGAGCAAACTGCTCGGCCATACGAGCGTAGCGACCACACAGATTTATGCCAAAGTCATAAACAGCAAGAAAGAGGAAGCCGTTTCCCTGCTTGATTCGGCTTTCGAATTATAAATTTAATGAAGCTGATTTTTCAGAAAAATCTGTATTTGGCGAAATCAAATTGGAGATTCCGGTAAAAATGGTTAACTTCGCAGTCTAATTCAACTTATACAGAATAGTTCATCAATATGAAATGGCAGTTGTGCATATAGCTACGCTCAACGAATAGCAATCCAAAAGTTTGCTATGGAGCAACTGACGGGCTTCTATTAGGTCTGTCATCTGTTGCTTTGCCAATATTTCCCTTTATATAGTTACTAAACCACTCGTTACGCTGTTACCGGCAGTGTGGCTTGTCGTTTCATATTGGTTTGAACAAATGTATTATACCTATAAAAAAATCTGGCTCATCGCTTTTCCTGTAATGATGAGCATTCTGATTGAACAACTTATAAACATTACCGATGCCTTATTCTTGGGGCACGTGGGTGATGTGGAACTCGGCGCGTCCGCCCTTGCCGGTATTTGGTTCTTGGCAATTTATATGCTCGGCTTCGGGTTCAGTTTGGGGTTGCAAGTGGTAATTGGCTGCCGTAACGGAGAACAGCGGTATGCAGAAACGGGAAAAACGTTCTTTCAGGGATTGTTTTTCTTGCTAATGCTGGCGGTACTCCTCTGTCTGCTATCCAAAATATTTTCTCCCGTTCTGTTGAAACATCTGATAACTTCGGATGATGTTTATAATGCGGTTATACGCTATTTGGATTGGCGTATTTGGGGATTATTGTTCTCTTTCCCATTCCTTGCGTTACGTTCGTTTTTGGTTGGCATTACACAGACAAAGGCCCTGAATTTGGCAGCTTTCACTGCCGTATTGGTAAACATTCCGCTAAACTGGCTCCTGATATTCAGCTTTGATATGGGCATATCGGGAGCGGCTATTGCTTCTTCATTTGCTGAAACGTGTTCGCTGGTGGTATTGACTGCATATATGTTTCAGCACTTTGATAAAAAAGCATATGGCTTATACTGGCATATTGATATAACGGTATTGAAAGAGGTATTTTCTATCTCTGTATGGAGTATGCTCCAGTTCTTTACAAGTGTAGCTATTTGGTTTATGTTCTTCGTGGCTATCGAACGTTTGGGAGAAACTGAATTGGCAGTATCTAACATTGTAAGAAGTGTTTCCGCCTTATTTTCCGTTTTTGTCAATGCGTTGGCTGGTGTCACAAGTTCTTTGGTGAGTAATCTGATTGGTGCAGGTGAAAGGAAAAAAGTTTTTCCGCTTTGCCATAAAATTATCCGTTTAGGATATGCAACAGGCATTCCACTGATTGCTTTTGCTTTGTTCTTTCACCAGTCCATTATAGGAGCATATACGGATAATCCCGTTATCATACAGCTTGCATGGTTGCCTTTTCTTGTCATGCTGTTAAATTACTTCTTTGCATTACCCGGTTATGTCTATCTTAATGCTGCAACGGGAACGGGAGCGACACGGACGGTATTTATTTTTCAAGTAACAACTACGATTGCTTACCTATTCTGTTTATGGGGATTAGATTCTTGTGATGTTCCGTTAGCGACATATTGGGCAGTGGAATACTTATATGTGATATTGCTTGGTACACAATCCGTTATTTATCTTAAATATAAACAATACTAAGAGCTGAAAGTTATGATGAACAAAATATATCCCCGTAAGGGTGACACGCAAACCGTTTATTTGAACGCTGTCGTAAAAGACCCGACTATCGAAATAGGCGACTATACCATTTACAATGATTTTGTTTCAGACCCTCGTCAGTTTGAGCAAAACAACGTATTGTATCATTATCCCATTAACCATGAACGGCTGATAATTGGCAAGTTCTGTTCTATTGCTTGCGGCGTAAAGTTCCTGTTCAACTGCGCCAATCATACTCTGAGATCATTATCAACTTACACGTTTCCGCTGTTTTATGAAGAATGGGAATTGGATAAGGCTGATGTGGCTTCCGCTTGGGACAACAAAGGCGACATCGTGATAGGCAATGATGTGTGGATAGGATATGAAGCCGTAATTATGGCTGGTGTCCATATCGGTGACGGGGCTATTGTTGGCACGAGGGCTGTTGTGACAAAAGATGTGCCGCCCTATACTATTGTGGGTGGTGTCCCTGCAAAAGAGATACGAAAGCGGTTCAGTCCTGATATGATAGAACAAATGCAGACTTTGAGATGGTGGGATTGGACGGTAGATAAGATACGGGAGCTTTTGCCTTATCTGCAAGATGGTCGTTTGGATAAACTATAGACAATATGAAATCAATCAAATAAATAAGAATCGCTATGAACAACGGAAACATACCGTTCTCTCTTTTTGGGTAATTGTCCCCAAAAATGTCCGTGGCAAGCCTCTTGCAACGGAAACATCACTGAAAGGCTTTATCATCTGCTCAATAAAGCCTATACAATCTACCGTAAAGAGGTTGTCGAGTGTCGCAAACTTTACAGCCGCTTCACGACCGACTTCCTGAACGGGCATCGTTACACTGATGCCGTCTGTGCTGCGGGCCGAAATGCCCATGAAACTGCAACAGGTATCATCAGCGACCTTTTCAATATTCGTCCTGACCTTGTGAGAGAATACTTTGCAAAACTCAGATTCTCTCATGCTGATGCCGAGCAAATGATAAACGAGCTCAATACTGGGAGGGCTGGCCCAACAGAAACCACTGAAGGGAAAACTTACTTTATGTCCTCCCTTTCAGAGGCTCAAAAGGCCGCACTCGCTGTCCTCGCTGTCAAAGTTCAGATATTCAAGGGTGAAATATCAGTTGCTGATATTTCAGCACTACTGGATTGTCAGGTGGCAAAACCTCTCAAATCCGCAAACAACAGGCGAGTGGCAGTCCTTTTCGACGAATTAGCCGATGCGCGACTGATTAAGCGCGACTGGCAGAAAGTGGTTGCTGTTAACAGACTTATACTTTCTTCTGCCACAGACGCACCGTTAAGCCGTTCGGCCTTATCCTCGGCTCTGGCAGAGGCAAAGACCGAAAACTCCGCAACTACTGTCGCAATCCGAAAGGGTGTACGCCAAGTAGCAAGTATGACAGAAAACGATTCAACATCAACGTTCTGAAACTTAAAACCTTGACATTAACCTTGACACCGGGCTAATGTCAAGGTTAATGTCTTATGCTTAGGCCGCAAATCTCTTATCTTTGCGCCAAATTCAAAATCATACCGCATATGACAAAAAACAGACAGCTTGAAGATTTCAATGCCCGGCTCCGAGACTTTGAGAACAGACTTGAAGCTCTGGGTGGAGTTGACGCAATAAACGAGCGTATCGAATCTATCGCCGCTAAACTCTATTCGACAAAAGAGGTGCTTACGTTGGAGGAAGCCAGCCTTTTCCTCGGTCTATCCAAAAGTCAGTTATATAAACTTACTGCTTCCGCAGCGATTCCTCATTACAAACCCGGAGGAAAATACATTTACTTCGACTACTCAGACCTGATCGAATGGGTTAGACAAAACCCTGTGAAGTCAAAGAGGCAGCATGAACTTGATGCGGTGAGATATGTAACTGCTAAGCCAATTAAAAAACGCTGAACGTAATGACGAACAACGATATAAAGCATATTGAGGCCACGCAGCTCAACGCCTTTCTTGACACTCTTTCCTATTGGGAGAGGGTCGAGTTCGTGACCGGCGTAACTAAACTGGCCGGTGTCCGGCGGCAGACTTTCTTCAACTGGAAGTGTATGGCCTGTCGCATACCCGAACACGCCAAACAGATTATCGAGGACGAGGCCGGGAAGCGTATCTTTGACGATACGGACCCTGACACAGAGCGACCGCAGCCATGATTGAGATACGCCCAAAATGCGACCCCGACGGTGTATTTTCGGTTAAGCGGACTTGTGCCGAACTTGGCGTGTGCCACAAGACCCTGCGCAAACTGCGCCGCATGGGTCTGATCTCTCCCTGTAACGGCAATCCGCGCAGACTGAAATATATCGGTCAGTCGATAATCGACTGCTGGGATAAAGCAAAAGAAATATGATAAGCAACAAGACGATAGAGGCTGTAAAAGGTCTTGACATCGAGGACGTGTTGAAGTCGTGGGGGCTGAGCTTCCGCCGACGCGGCTCCACGATGTTCGCCTCTTGCCCTTTTCACTCCGAGAACAGTCCCTCGTTCTCCATATCGCCCGGCAAAAACCTGTGGTACTGCCACAGCTGCCACCGTGGGGGCGACGGCATCAAGTTCTACGAGGAAAAGGAGGGCATGGACTTCCAACAGGCTGTCGAAGCCATCGCCAAAGCCAACGGCATACATATCGAATACACTAAGGAGGAACAGACCGACGAGCAACGACAGGCGGCGCAACTGCGCGAGTCGATATTAGGTGCCGTCGCCGTAGCGCATCAGTTTTTCCGGGAACAGCTGCGTGTCGACATGAACGACGAGGCGCGGGGCGCCCGTGAGTATGCCTACTCCCGATGGCCGGAGCAATTCTGCTCAACCTGCGGCATCGGACTGGCCCCCAAAGACGGCAAGCTGCTTATGGAATACTGCAAGAGCAAAGCTGTCTCCGAAGATCTGCTCGTGCAGTCCGGCATCTTCCAGAGGGATAAAAAGAGCGGTCGGATATATACTTTGTTCCGCAACCGCCTCGTTATCCCTATCCGCGACCGCTTCGGGCGCGTCATAGCCTTTACAGCCCGCTATCTCGGCGACCCTAAGGCCGATAATGTCGGCAAGTATATCAACTCGTCAAACTCGATGATATTCACTAAGAGAGAGGCCATTTTCGGCATCGACAGGGCGAGCCGTTGTCGCGACGCTCTCTTCTACAATATCGTCGAGGGCGCTCCCGATGTTCTGCGCCTCCAGTCCGTCGGCATGGATAATGCTGTCGCCACTCTCGGCACTGCGTGGAGCGCCGCACAGTTCGACAGATTGATGAAGCTGACTCAATCAGTCTGCTTTATCCCGGACTCGGACCCTCCGAAAGACGAGTCTTTCGGGCCGGGCTTCAAGGCCGTTATGGCTAACGGCGCCGAAGCTATGCGCCGGGGCTTCGACGTTACGGTACGCGAGCTGCCCTTCGTCGAAGAACCTGTGCTTGTGCCGATAACCGAAGACGAACTCGAAGCGGCAAAAGCCGACCTTCTCGAACAAAAGCGCGATGAAGCCAGGAAAGCCGGTGTAAAACCAAAGGAGCGCGTGGAAATAACTCTCTCCGACGAGGATATCGCCGCTATACCAAAGGAGAAAGTCGGCAGCGTCATTCTCCACAAGAACGATGCCGACGAATACATTCTCTCGCCGGAGATTTACGCTGCCATTCCTGAAAAGCCTTTTATACTGTGGCTCGCAGAGAAGAAATTCGCCGCTTCTTCCTCGCTGGCGGAGGAACGCATCATCATCTCCGAAGTCGCAGACCTGCTGCGCCATGTCAAAGATGCGACCGTGGCCGACAGCTGCATCGACGCTCTCGCCGCTATCCACGGAACGGTCAAATCGTGGAAAGGTGCCGTCAGCCGTGCCAAAGGGGAAGCCCGGCAACGCGAGGCAAGGCGCGAGCCTAAGAACGACATCGAGCGCAAGAAAGAACTTCTGCGCCAGTGCAATCTGAACATCATCGACAACTGCTTCTATACTTACGACGACGAGGGAGAGGCCGTAAGGCTCTCCAATTTCTATCTTGAATCCCTTTACCATATCAAGGACGAAACCAACGGCACACGCCTGTTCCGTATGGTAAACAAATTCAACGAGGCGGTCGAGATAGAGTTCAGGGAGTCCGAACTTTGCTCGCTTACCACCTTTCAGCAGCGCGTCGGCTCCGTCGGCAATTATATATGGCGAGCCAAGATTGACAAGCTCAACAACGTCAAGGAATATCTGTATCGCGGCACTCGCTCAGCCGAGCGGGTCCGCAAGATGGGCTGGGACGGCATCAACGGCTTCTTCGCTTTCGGCAACGGCGTTTTCAACGGCGACCGCTTCCTGGCCGTCGATGATCTCGGCATCGTGGAATCCGCCCCCTCAAAGTCGTTCTATATCCCAGCCACATCGAAAATGTACGAGAACAACCCCGAAATATACCAGTTCGAGCGGCTTTTCATACATGAAAACCGCAGCGGCATAAAGCTCTACGACTTCGCCGTGCAGCTCGTCAGGGTTTTCGGCGACAACGCCAAAATCGCTTTCTGTTATCTGCTCGCCACTCTGTACCGCGATGTTATCTTCAATCGCACCCGCCATTTCCCCATACTTAACCTTTTCGGAGAGAAAGGCACGGGCAAGACCACCCTTGCGACCTCGCTCCAGTCGTTCTTTATCCACAGCGTAGACCCTCCGAACCTCGGTGTTACCTCCGTTCCGGCCATGAACGACCGTGTCAGTCAGGCGATCAACTCTCTCGTCGTTTTCGACGAGTATAAGAACGACCTCGATGTGCGTAAAATCGCATACCTCAAAGGTTTGTGGGGCGGAGGCGGTCAGACAAAGAAGAATCAGAACACGGACGGCATGGCGGCGCAGACCATCATCTCCACCGGGATAGCGTTGTGCGGTCAGGACAAGCCCACACAGGACATGGCTCTCTTTACCCGTGTTCTTTTCCTCGCTTTCTCCAAGACCTCTTTCTCCAAGCCGGAGCGCGACGCTTACGAGGATCTTGTCGCCATGTGTTCGCTCGGCAACACGCATCTTACCCTCGAAGTCCTCGGCCATAGGCAGCTTTTCGAGAAGAACTTCGCCAACGCTTACTCCCTCACTAAATCGGAGCTGTCTAAGATTGTCGAGGGCGAGAAGATACATGACCGTATCTTCGGCAACTGGATTATTCCGCTTGCCGCTTTCCGCACCCTCGAATCGGTGCTGTCGCTTCCGTTCAGCTACAACGACCTGCTAACTGTGGCCGTCGCCGGTATGCGGCTGCAGAACGAGACGGCACAGGAGAGTTCGGAGATGGGCGACTTCTGGGAGGCTCTGCAAGGCTTCCATACGCAGGGCCGCGCAATCGACAAGGCGCATTTCCGCATCAAGTGGCACCGCACTTTCCGCAGTACCTCCATGAAGGAGGATATGGTGTTCGCAGAGCCTACTCCCGTGCTGTATCTGAACAGCGCAGCCGTAGCCGGACTTTTCAACGGCAGGGGCGCGGCTAACGCCACTGCCAACCGAAGCAACTGGAGTACGATGCTTTCATATCTCCGCTCGCACCCGTCGTTTCTCGGTCTGAAACAGGACCGCTTCACTATTCTTCTCGCAAACGGTACGCCGGACTATACCTTCGAGACCGTGAACGGCTCGCAGGTTAAGAAGCTGAAAGTCAACCGCCCCAAAGCGATGTGCTTCAATTATGCGATGCTCAAGGCGGAGTTCGGACTTAATCTCGAAACCGAGATTATCAGTGAGACGGAGGAAATCGCAGAGGATATGGAACCTGCGGCTGTCGCCTCCGCATCTCCGGCGCTTCCTCCCAAGACTTCCTCTTTATTCGACCCGCCCGGCAATAAGAACGATATGCCGTTCTGATACCCGGCATCATCATATTTCTCTCAGGTCAACACTCAGATGTTGGCCTTTTTTATTTTCCAAAACTCCAATCAGAGGAATGCAAAAGCGTATGTTCCGCGAAAGTCGGCGTTGACAATACAGCACCTATTGTATTCCAACAGGTTAAGCCATATTGCATCGGTTGACAATCGTTGACACTTGTAGTCATTTTCGGCAGACCGAATATTTTCAGAGCCAACGGTTGACACTTCCGGCCCATTACTATACTTACTTACTTTTTCTTTCAAAAGAAGATAAAGTATTGTAATAAAGCGGCTTTACGCTTCGCTGTCTGCCTCTGTCGGTCATAGTGGCTCCCGTGTCAACACTGTCAACCCCTCGCTTCGCCGCTTCCACATTCCTTTGCATCGCCGCTGAACAAGTCGGGCATCGCGTGTCGGTACCGCCTTATCACTCAAAATCCCTCTTTATCACGCTTTTGCCGGTTGTCTAATACGCTGATTATCGGTAATTTTGCGTATAACTCTTATCGGTATGTATCTATATCTCGAACTTGAAGATTATCTCGCCCAGTGGTTTATCCACGACCAGGGAGGCAATAATCCCGTGCGCCTCATTCGCGGCTCTATGGAGTGGGGTCTGCTCGAACAGTTCTTGCAGACACCACCGGCGGATTATGTGCCGCAGGTCGGTGGCCCCGGCCTCGTGTGTATCGTGCTTCCGAACTTCCGCTCGAAAGATACCCGCAGCAATTTCTACCTGCCCCCGAAAGCGACCGAGGCGTTAAAGGCGTGTATCCGCAACCGCTTCGATATTGATATGTGGAACGCCCTGCATCGCTTCGCCGCTATCTTTCAGCGTCAGGATAATCTCATATATGCCTTCATGGAGAAGCACGGCATCGACATGACCGAAAAGAACTGGAACGCCATCGCCAAACGCTATCAGCGCAAGCGCGACATATACAAGCGCATCGAACGGCGCAAAAAAAGTTCTCAAAAATAATCCCGACCTCAGCCCCCCGAAATCGTACAAGTCCGTTTTGTCCTCCCTACCATAACAACAATGAAAACATCGACTCAGATACTTCCCGGAATAAAGGCTATCGGCTGGATTGACTGCCGACATCTGCCGAGGCGCGTTGACCTCTCGGCTATCTGCGGAATGGCGGTGCCTATCCTTACGGATATTCACCCGATACCGTTCTTCGACGAGCCGACCTGCGAGTGCAAGACGAAGAAAGACGGTGCCGGGTACGAGGACACCGCCACCTTGAAGTTCCATACCGGCGGCAGACTTCCTTTCGGTGCCTGTCTCGGTTTTGTCGTTACCGATGTCAACGGCAATTCTTTTCTTATCGGCTCGCTCGAAGCTCCGCGCCCGACTGTCGAGTGCGAATTGCGCACGGGGGTACCGTCGGGCGATCCTGCCGGATATGCCTACGAGATTAAACACGTCAGCATAAAGTCTATGGTGCCGTGCATCATATAAACCTTTGCATCAATCCCAATCCACGCCGCAGTGATGCGGCACGTCATACAGATTTTGAAGTTTACAATCTCATTTTGCCGCTGGCGCGTGATGCGTCGGCGGTTTTTATATAGACAGGAGCCGCCCCGAACGGCGACCCGACGGAGGGAGCGAGGGGCAGAGGCGGCGTAGCAAAAGGCCGCGTCCATCGGGTAGTTTCACATCAACAGCACGGCTTCGTGGTAGGATTGTCGAGATTTCCCGGTCTTGGCGGTAGCCGACGATGCACCGGGAAAATGCGGTGCAGTCCGAAGTCATGCCGACCCGCTCGCCGCAGCAGCCCTTCGGGCGTGGAGTTGTCTGACACTCTTTTTTTATATTATAGCGGTAAGCGACCACCTCGCCGCACAGTCGCACTTTATTAGTAATATGGCTTCGTCGGCTTCCGGCATCAGGCCCTCGTCTGTCAGGGGTATGCGGTGTAATCCCTCGTGGTCCGAGCCTGTTTATTGTCGTGGGTCTGCCTCGTCTATGTGGAACACCTTGCAGTCTGGCGGTGTCGCCGCCGTCGGCGCAACGGCATATCCACTGCGACACACCGCCGCCGTACTTGCTCAGATTGTAAGCGCCGGCATAGATACTCGTTCGGGCTATCCGGCAGTCGCTCTTTATGCCATTCCTTTCGGTCAGGGTGCGCCCGTTCCGCGTGTTCTTTATTTGACTCTTGAAGTCGCGCTCTCCATAATTTCCTCCCGGCATTTTCGGCACATCGTGTTCATTCAGTTTCCCTGTCGCAAAGGTAGGGCCGCCCGCACATCTGCGCCCTGTGGCTTGACCCTCCGGGATTGCAAACAACATTACATAAATCTCCACCCTACGGGTCGTATTTACCGCTCCGCTTGTAATAACGTCTGCAATTCCGCTTCCGCAGCTCTCCCAATTATTGCAACGTAAAACTTAAAAATGAACACAATGTCAAACCCTCAAATTTCTACCGAGATGAAATTACTTTTTGGAGAACTCGACATCACACCAACAGTCGAAGAACGACTCGAAGAACTGGGCTACACAGTAGCCGACCTTCAGGAAGCGGTCATAAATCACAAGAGCGACTGCGACGGCCAACCCTCCGTCTATGTCGGCACTTACGGCAAGTACAACGACGGCTCGCTCTGCGGTCTGTGGATTGACCTCAGCACCTTCAACGGCTACGAAGATTTTATCGACTTCTGCAAGGCGATCCACGCCGACGAGGAAGACCCGGAGCTGATGGCCCAGGACTACGAGGGATTCCCCCGCCAGTGGTACAACGAGGGCTTCATGTCGGAGGACGACTTCGACAATATCATCGAATACTCGGAGTTGTGCGACAAGTACAGTCAGGAGGCCGTCGATGATTATTTGGAGTTCCACGACGAACTCGACGACTTCGAGGAAGCCTACTGCGGCGAGTGGGACAGCGAGGAAGACTTCGCCCGGCACATCGTCAGCGAGTGCTACGACCTCGAAAGGTCGATGGGCGAACTCGCCAACTACTTCGACTACGAAGCCTTCGGACGCGAGCTGTTCATGTGGGACTACTCGATGGGCGCGAACGGTAATGTGTTCCGCCGCGTCTGATCTCTTTCCTCCCTCCTTAGGGTCGCCCTTCGGGGCGACTCTTTACTGTGTTCCAGTCGGTTTTCCTGTTCGGGCTGATATTGTGCTGCTCTTGGTGTTCTTGCAAGTGCTTGTGATGAACTTAAACACACTTTTTTTCGTTATCATTTTGTAGATAGCGAAATTATTCCTAACTTTGCACTACAAACAAGGGGTCTGAGTTTCCCCCTTATCAAAGAAATACTTCGGAGACGAAAGTCACGATTTTAGGGGCTGGCGTTAGCCGGTCGGAAAGAGCCTTCTTGCGGAGGCTCTTTTTTCTTTTTAGTCCGGAAATATCTTTAATCCCAATCTTCTTCCTTCACTTACATAAATATTCGGCTCCACTATGTCGAAAGCCGGATTTTCTTTATCGGGGTATAAGACATACCGGGAAATGGGATATGCAATAAGGTCTGCAATCTGCAACCCATTAATATTTTCTGATTTAGCAGCAAAGTTAAAGTCGTGTATATGCCCTTTCAATCGTTCTTCAGGGCAATACTTGACCCCTCTCTCCAACATACGGTTATAATAATCTCGTAAATTCCTATCTTCTCGTTTACCTCTCTTTTCCACTACAATACGAAGTTTGCCGGTAGACTCGACTTCATCAAGATAGAATATACTTCGTTGAAGTACATAAGATAAAGCTATTCCGTATATATCAATATCTTTGCCGTGTTTCTCAATACAGGGATATTTCGGCACGGCACAACACACAACAACATAAATACCCTCCTGAGACAGCAGGGTATTTATGCGGTTGTAAAATCTTTCTTTTACTGAGCTGTCGTTGAGATTGATAAATCGTTTTTGATGCTTGCGAATTTCTCTGGAATGAAAAATTACATTCTCATCATTCCAAAACTCTCGTTTTATGGAGTTGATTTCTTCCTCAAATTGCGGCAATTTATTCTCTGATACAAGTATTCCGCAAAGTGTGAAGATAGGGAAACTGCTATCGAACGAGACGAGGTTTTGGTCGCCACATTCATCTAAATACAGGTAATATGTCGTAATATCGCTTTGGCTCATATTCAAATCAGAATACAAAGTTACGAAATTTCTCCGACTTTTCGTGTCTTTTACCCTCCTTTTATACAGCGGTAATTTCGTGGCAAACTTAGTTTTGCCATGTCGAAAACCACTTACAACATATCCCTGAAAGGCTACGTCGGAGGCTACGACTTCGACCGCTCCACTGTCGACCGCGAACTCGCCAAGAACGAGGGCAAACAGGTAAATGTGCTTATCGACAGCCTCGGCGGTTCTCTCGCCACCGGCCTGTCTATCTCCGCTGCTTTCAGAAACCACGGCAATGTCAATGTGCATTTCGTGGGACTCAATGCTTCGGCCGCAACCATCGCTTCGCTTGGCGCGGCCCACATCTCCATAGATGCCGGGGCTATGTATCTCGTTCACAAGTGTTCCATGTCATTTTTCGAGTGGGGCAGCCTCAACAGCGACCAGTTCGCCACGCTCATAGCCGACTGTGAGAAGATCAAGGCCGACCTTGACAAGCTCGACCTTAACTGCGCACAACTCTACGCCGTCCGGTGCAAGCGCAAGACCGAAGACTTGCTCGCTCTTATGAAAGTCGGCGGCTGGCTCACGGCAAAGGAAGCTCTCGACTGGGGCTTCGTCGACGAAATAACAGACCTTGCCGATGAACCGGCCCCGAAGCTCACCGACGCGCTCGCCTCGGCTATGGCAAATGCCGGAATACCTATCCCGAATATTCCTGTCGCGGAGACAGAAAAGGAGGGAGCATTTGCCAGGTTCATCGCCGCGCTTACCGCCTTGTTCTCTGCCAAAGCAGAGCGGCAGTCCGATTTCAACGCGCACACCAATCCCATCACAACAGCAATGATAAAGACTTACACCTTTTTGTCGGCTATCCTCGCCGACAAACCGCTGGCCGTGAAAGACGGTACAGCCTCGGTTACAGTGGCGCAGCTCGACGCGATCGAAGACGCGCTCGCAGAGAAAGACCGCCTGTGCAACGAGCAGAAACAGACCATCGCAGACCTTCAGGCCAAACTCGCCAAGACTCCGGCGGAGCCGTCGAAGCAGGTTGTCGAGGACAGCAAGCCCGGCGGCGAACACGCCCCCAAGAATGATGTCGAGCAGTTTGTCGATACCTACAACTCGGCCCGCGCACTCTACAACGAAGTATAACCTTAAATCTCCATAACACAATGGCAGGTAAACTCACTTTCTCACTCAAAGAGTATCAGGAAGCCGCCGTGAAGTATCGCGCCGACCTCCTTATGCTCCCCATTATCGGTATCGGCGACACGCTCCAGTTTATGACAGGGCGCCCCGGCATCAGATACAAGGAGCGCGTCGGCAACCTTACGGGCGACGCGCAGTTTGCGCCCTATAATCCCCGCCGTGCCGTGGACTACAACCTCGGCATCGAGTTCCGAGACCTCGAAACTTTCTTTGGCTCCGTTGTCGCCAACTTCGAGCCTAACTCGGCTATCTCAACGCTTCTCGGCACGGGTGCCACAAAGGGCGACGGTCAGATGACTACGCCGACCGCACGCCACGTTCTCGCCAAGATAGCCAAGAACCTCTCGGAGCATCTGAACGATGCCGTATGGAACGGCAGACGAAACGCCGCCGGTGATACCACCGCCGACCTTTTCGACGGCTTCGACACGATTACCGAAAAGGAAATCGCCGCAGGGGCTATCGCCGCAGAGGAAGGCAACTACATGAAGTTCGACGATGCCATCACTGCGGCCAACGCCGTAGACATCGCCAAAGAAATCCTCTTTTCGCTCGACCCGCGCCTCCGCGCCCAGGACCTCTATCTCTATTGTTCGCAGGACTTCGTCGACAAGTACAACGAAGGCTACCTGCTCACCCACGGCGGCATACCTTACAACACCCAGTACGGACAGGGTGCCGTGGAGGGTTCCAACGGCAAGCTGAAGTTCTGCCCCCTCTACAACAAGGCGGGGTCGAAGTTCATGCACGTATCCACCAAGAGCAATATGCTCGTGGGCTACGACCAGATGGGCGATGTCGAAAACGTGATGATCAAGGAGTTCGCGCCCTTTATCCTTTCATACATCGCCACTATGTTCTTCGGCGTTCAGTTCGAGACCATCGACAAGCGCCGCTTCAAGACTATCGAAATAACCGTCTAATCCCGCTTCACTATGGCTGTCAAATGTAACTCTATTCAGAAATCCCTCGGCTGGTGTCAGGGTACCCCGGAGCTTCCCGGCGTGAAGCGTCGCATTTACTTCCTCGCCAAGTCGTTCATTCTCGGCTATCCGCAACTGCCGCGCGATGAACTGGGGCGACCCACTTCCGCAATCCTTGACGGCGAATATACTCTCGCCGCCGATGCGAAGTGGAAGTATATCGACATTCTGCCCGACAAGTCGCAGCTTACTTCGGAGGCACAGGGAGAGCTGCCATCACAGACGCAGCTTAACAAGCTCGTCGCCGTTCACCCCGGCGTTGGCTCGGAGGCTTCCGCCGCTGCCGCCTATATCAACAACACCGACAATGTGTTCATCGTCGAGGATATGAAAGGCAACTTCCGCGTTCTCGGCAACGACAAGTGGCTCACTAAGGCGACTGTCGCCCAGGATCTCGGTCAGGGTGCCACCGGCACGACCTCTACGACTATCAACGTCGAGGCTACCGACGAAGTGCCCGCACCCTTCTATGTCGGTACGCTCGAAACCGAGGACGGCGACATCGACTGCTCCCGTAAGGCCGCGTAATGCCGCACTATATGGACGATACAAGAAGTGTCAGGAAAGGGGCGATCGCGTTGGACGAGATGTTGGACGACATCGAAGTGCCTTCGTTGGAAGCCCCCGACCTCGACGCTTCTTTTACACCCTCGGCTCAAAGCAAAGACCTTTTCGCCGAGAAGAAACGGGCGGCATGGAAAGAGGCTCAACAGGCGGAAGCTCGTTGCGACTTCGCGCCTAACAAGGTGCGTATTTCTTACCGCAATCCGCAGTTCGGCATCATATCGCTCTGGAAGAAGTCGCTCTATGGCCGGACGCTTACCGACATAAAGAGCGACCCCGATATGGTCGAGAAGTTTGCCGAGGGCATGAATACCCTTATCAGGCAAATTCTCGGTCATTCGCTTGCCTCCGGCGACTGGTGCATCGTTACATCGCCCAAACGTCGCCACAAGGTCAGAAATTTTGCCTCGCTCATTTCTGCCCGGCTCGCAGAACATCTCGGCATACCGTTCTATGAAGATGTCGCCGAATGTCACTCTAAGCATCGTGTCGGGGCGGTCTTTACCTTTGGCGCACAACCGCCCTCCGAACGCAACATCATCGTCTTTGACGATTTTGTTACTTCGGGAGCCACGATGATCTCAATGCGCGAGCTGCTGATGCCACTCGGCAAAAACCTCGTGTTTTTTACCGGCATAAACAATAAACTGTGATATTTCACTCAAAATTTGTAACTTTGCATAACCCTATGGAACTGGGGGTAAGGTCAGTTCTCACAAAATACATAAGTATATGACTAATGTAACTTATTCGTTGAAAGTGTAGATTGTGTCCCCCAAAAAAGTGGCTCAATCTACACCCAAAATGTAGCTCTGTACTTTTGACAGGGTGCTTATGATTGTCTCGACGGTTGTGGGCATCTTGGCATTAGTCCTCTGAGAGCTATTTTCAGGGCGCTTCGGCGTCCTGTTTTTTTGTCTTTCTATGTAGGTCTTAAACGGACTAAGTTTGCAGAGGAATCAGCAAACTATTTTATGGACCACAAATTTACTGAACAGATAAAGCAGTGGCTCGAAAAGCCCGAATCCGAGCGCGACTATAACGTCGGCGCTCTTTACCTCTTGAAGCTGTCGGGCAATCAGATTATGTACCGTAACATAATCGCGCAGATTGACCGCCGCCACGATGTCGTGGACTATCAGCTTCAGAAGTATTACAATTTCCGCGTTCAAGCTCTCACTCACGCTCAGGTCGAGGAAATGGCGGAGCAGGTGGAAACCATCGTGGCCGAGCATATTCCGCTGGCGGCTAACGCCGACAAAAATCCGGCAAAGGGCCGACGTGCCGACCACGATTCACTCCCCGACGAAATCAAGGCGAAGTACGTTGAGAACCTTTCGCTTCTCCAACGTATGCGCGAGCTGCATCTGCGCCTACGCTCGCTCTCGCTTGAAAACTCCACCTGCCCGGACTCAGAGCGTTATCCGTTCCTCAAAGAACTTATATCGCTCGACAAGAAACTGCACGCAAACTGGGAGGCTTACGACCACTACGTTGCACCAAGCCCCGGTGCCGTTCCCTCGCGATCGCCCGGGGGCAAACGCTCCGCCGCAGGTGCAAATAAGAAATCCACCAAGAAGTCCGCAGAATGAAAAGGAGTGCCAACATCGACCAAATCCTTCGCCCGTTGAAAGAGACGCCGTTTCAGGCTTACCTTTCAAATGCCGTGCAGGTTGCCGACATTCTCGAATGGATTTTGGGTCAAGTCGGCGTTGCCGAGGTATGGCAGACTTCTTTCTCAATCTCCGAGGAATTTCTTCGCCGCTTATTCTTTATCACAAAGGATAAGCGCGTGAGCCGGATTAACCTTGTTCTCGACCATAAGGCAACCAACAAGACGCTCAAACTGTGGGCGTTCATCACACAGGTTATCGAGCGCACCTATCTTGCTGATAACCACAGCAAGATTTTGTTGGTAAAATCCGATGCAGGAGATACTGTTTCGGTCATTACCTCACAGAACTTGACTCGCGGCAACCGCCACGAGTCGGCTTTTATCTCTACCGATAAAACAATCTTCGACCGGCTCCACGAGCAGGTCAACGATTTAATAACCAATCACAGCGTACCACTCCATGACCTATTCAGAGAACGAATTGCAGCAGATTGAGAAATTCGCCTCAATCTACCTTAAAATTTCCGACATCGCCGTAATACTCGACATTCCGGCTGATGTGCTTCGCGAAGACATCGCCGACCGCTCCACGGACGTTTCCAAGGCGTACCGCCGTGGCAAAGCCGCCTCAAAGGTCAAGCTACATTCCCAGGAAATGATGCTTGCACAGGTCGGCTCGCCGCTCGCTATCGAGAACGCCCACCGCAATCTGCTCGACATGGAGGACGACGAGTAAGAAAATTTTTGTAACTTTGTAGCAAAGATTCTGCAAAATGCGTACCTCTCAAAAATCACAGTTGGCATTAAAGATAGCACAAATGTTATCTTTACATCATCATAAGGATATTGCCTATAAAATCATAAATCAAAATGACTTTTTAATGATTGTCGGCTTTTTTGTAGACTCTGATCGATTTCACCCTAATAGATTTTCTGTAAGGTATTTTATTCAACCTTTATATATCAAATTTGATTTTATTGACCTATCGTTGGGGGACGTAGTAGGAGAATGGGAAATTACCCACTTAAATAATATGTCAGATACGATATGTCAAATCTATAATACTAAACTCTCTCATCTTAATTCAATAAATGATGTTATTTCGGACCTATTAAATAATCAAATCCTTTATTATGGTAGCCAAGGTTCAAAAGAAGAATTCTTTGCTTATTCGTACCTTGCCATAAATGAAAAAACAAAAGCTATTCCATATTTAACATCGCTCATAGAATTAAATAAGAATGATAATAAAGAATGGTTTGTGGATATTTGTGCGTCTGCGACTCAAATATATAAATTACTTCGGCAGAAAAACTACACCGAAGTGCGTAATGTAATGCTTTCTTGGCAAGCTCAAACTAAAAGCTGTTTAGGCTTATAAGTTACGTCTTTTACAGCATAGAACGGCTTATGTATCTTCGCGGTACATAAGCCGTTTTTATGTCATATCCCAACGCTATCGAAGTATGCCGCGCCGAACTCTTTACCAAAGAGATGGAGTTGCGCGAGCGTTATCCCGGCCAGATGGTCGAGAAAGTCTTGCGTGTGCGCGAAATGTATAACTGGTTCATCGCCAATCCTGACGGCACAGACCGCGAGTTTGTCGCCGAGGTGTGCCAACGCCACAACATACACCGCACAACGGCGTATTCCGACCTTGCCGTGGTAAAGTCTCTGCTTCCCATGCTCGGCTCCGCCTCACGCGACTTCCACCGTTGGCGCACCAATGAAATGCTTATCGCCACTTACAAGATGGCCGAGAAGCGTAAGGACAGCAAGACGATGGAACGCGCCGCAACCGCCTACGGCAAACTGAACCGCGTTGACCTCGAAGATGAACAGGCAATACCGCTCGACCAAATCCTTGTGCAACCGTTCACGGCCACCGATGATCCGCGTGTCCTCGGCATCGAGCCTATTCCCAACATAGCCGAAAAAATATCGGCCATGATTGAGAAGTACCGGGCCGAAACCATCGACATTGAAGATGTCGAGTTCGAGGAAGTGGACCTCGAATTTGACTCGCTTTTCCCTGACCCAAAGAACACCCCCGACGATGGCACAGAACAAAGTTTACTTTAACAAGCCCCAACGCCTCACGCAGCTTATCGGCGCGAACACTACCGTTATCGTCGCAGGGCGACGCACCGGCAAGACGGACAGCATCGCTGCTCCGTTTGTTCTGCGCAATATGCAGCGTATGCCCGGCTCCACTGGCGGCATCGTGGTGCCGACCTTCAAGCACGGATTGACAAATACCATTCCGGGGCTGCTCGCCGCATGGAAACGCTGGGGCTTCATCGAGGGCATACACTATGTGGTGGGGAGGAAACCGCCGAAGTCCTTCCGGCAACCAATCATCGACCCGAAAGATTATGAACACGTCATATCTTTCTACAACGGGTCGGTCGCAGTGATTATATCACAGGACCGCCCCGGCAGCTCAAACTCGCTCACTCTCTCGTGGCTGCTGGTCGATGAAGCCAAGTTTATCGACTACGCCAAACTTAAAGACGAAACGCTACCGGCCAACGGCGGCATAAAGTCGCACTTCGGAAAGCACTCCTTCAATCACTCAATTATGATATTGAGCGATATGCCGCAGACCCAGAAGGGCAGTTGGTTCCTCCATTACCGCGACAAAATGGATGCGGAATTGATACGCACCATCGAGGCGACGGTTTACGAGATATGGCGCATCAAGGAGCGAATACACACTCTCAACGCCAGGGGCGCGGCGGTGCCTGCTTATCTCAAAGGCTATCTGCGCCGCCTTGACCGCGACCTCAATAAGATGCGCTCCGTCGCGGTCTACTACCGCGAATACAGCAGTATCGAGAACTTGCAGCTTCTCGGCGAGAACTACATCAAGCAGATGAAGCGCGACCTTACACCTTTGACCTTCCAAACCTCTATCCTGTGTCAGAGGATCGGAATTGCAAAGGACGGCTTCTATTCCTCGATGCGCGAGGGGCACAAGTACGATGCCAACGATAATCAGTACCTCGATACTCTCGGCTACGATTATGACTTCTCGACGCTCGACGCCCGAGCTGATAAGGACGTTGACCCCGACGCGCCAATCTGCATAGGTATGGATTACAACGCCAACATCAACTGGATTGTCGCCGGTCAGCCCCGCGACCGTCGGCTCAATGTAATCAAGAGCTTCTACGTCAAGTTCGACCGCAAGATACCGGCACTCGTCGAGGACTTCTGCCGCTATTACGCCGCGCATCGCAACAAGACCGTGGTCTATTATTACGATGCTACGGCCCTCGGTTCCAACTATGCCGTCAACGACCAGGACTTCCATTATAATGTGGTTAAGGAGTTCGAGCGGCACGGCTGGCGCATCGAGTCCGTGTACCTCGGAAACCCGATGCACCACGATGAAAAATACCTGCTCATCAACAATGCCTTCGCCGGGAAGCAACGCCTGATGCCGTTCTTCAACCGCTCGAACAATGAAGACCTTATCCTCGCCGTCCAGTCCGCCGGTGTCAGCCGTGGCCGCAACGGCTTCCGTAAGGACAAGTCCGGCGAAAAGCTCGCCGAATCCGAGGAAGACCTGCTCGAACACCGCACCGACGGCACCGACGCTTTCGATACCCTATATATCGGCTGCGAAAAGTTCCCCTTCCACGACTCTTTCGCCCTCTCCGTGTCGGGAGTATCGTAATCATTTTGTTTTGATATACCATAATATATGCGTAATTTTGTGTTCATAATCTTATACACAAATATTCCGAATGGCTGACATCTCTTTCTACCATCAACTCGCCGATGATTTTGTGGAGTCAAATTTCACATCATTTACTATTGTCGGGAAGATTTATAATGGTTTGACTCCATCTGGTTTTTCCGGCAATCGAAAACTTGATTTAAGCAATTTTCGTGTCTTAGAACTTGTGGCTACATTAGATGCTGCTCAATCATTTTTCTTCAAGTCTAAAAATTCTCGCATACAAATCTCATCATTCCAGTTGGCCGAACTACTACAAAACTATCTTGAGGCACAAACTGATGGTGTCATTTCAGAGGTTAAAAACGGAGAAGCTATTTTAGCCATGCTTTATATCGGATACGAACCTATCAAGGTAAAAGGAAGCAAAGAAGTGCTTTTCAAGGTTACACAAAAAGAGATTAACAAAATTATTGACTGCTCCGTGAGAAGAAAAAAATAATCTGTTATGGAGTTGCGGCACAGCCGCCGCGCTTTCGTGAACGGAGCTTTTAATCTCCGCCGTTCGGCTTCAATCGCATAACTCAACTCATACAGCGAGCTTAGGCACCAACTATCCGTTGGATCTAAGCTCGCTTTTCTATGCGGTATTGTTCCGGCAACGGCGACTTTCTTCTCGTATATAGGAAGTTACCGTGCTTTATACCTTTGAGGGGGGGGATTCTACCAACTGAAACACTGAACCGTACCGTTGCATCGACTCATCATTGAGGCGATTGTCTTATTCTGGACTTCCTCGGCACTGGCTTCACAGCTAAGATGTTCCGCTTATGCCGTCAAGTGATTACACGGTTAGATGTGTATTTTGATCGGAGCGGTTGGCGTTCACTGCCAAATATGCCTTGCAGGTTACATGGTTCGGGATTTTGCCAGGGCGTTCCGCGAGGAACTTTCCTGATAACACGCTCGGAGGCACATTGTATTTACATCGCGAAGTTAGCGTCTTTATCTACGCTCGTCAAGGGCAAGACACGTTCCCTGCAACAATCTTCCTTTTTTCTCCTTGACAAAAAAGAGTATTGCCTTGTGAACCCTTGTCGGCTATCGTGCCTGCGGCACTGATGGGTCAGCCGCATATTCTGCAATGTAAAACAAACGCGCCCCGGCGCACAGTAAAAACCCTCTTAAACTTCAAAATCATGACCCACGTAATGAACATATTCGACAGCTCTCTCAACTCCAACCGCAAGCTCAAATACTATTCGGTAGAAGTAATCACTTTCGACGGCGACAGCTACACTGAAGAAGTGGAAGCCCGCAGCGCAGAGGAAGCCCAGGAAATCGCCGCAGCACAATTCGATAACGTCGATTACACGATGGTTCAGGGCTGCTTCGCAGGTTGGTAAAATCTTCTCCCCCTCAAAGGGTGGCTGTCCGCCGGGGCAGCCTTCTCTTTTGTTCTTCTGTCGCCGTTGCCTCCACGCATTTGTCTGTCGCTTTCCGCCACCGCCTCCAAGCCGATATGGCGGTCTGGTCCTTTGGCCGTGATACCTCCGGGCAGGTTCGCTCACGCAACTTCCGGGCAGACCGCCCGACGCTTCCCTGTCGGTTTTCTTTTTCGGTGAACAGCCGTGTATCATCACATCTTTTCGGGAGGGTTTGCCATAGCTGATTTTGTCGGCGGCTTCTGCGGAGGGGTGTGGGGGATTTTCCGCTAAGTCCGCGCCGCCACACCGGCCAACAAAGTATCGGCGTACCGCGTCGGCTATCGGCATTATAGATTCCATCTGCCCCGTTTTGTATCGGGGTAGTTGCAACGCCGTTCGGCAGGTTTGACTATCGGAGGCGACGGCAACCGCCGCCTCTTGCCTCCGACTCCGGCGTTCTCCGTGTTCCGGGGGGCAGCTCCCCACCGGGCGCAAGCACATATAGCGTCGCTCTGGGCCTCAACCACAACCGCGCAGTCCTCGCCACACCCTTGAAGTAGACGTACCGTTGAACTTGCAGCCCCGACGAGTGCGGAGTGATGCCGGGCATCGACGGGGGGGCCTTTTGCTGCACAGACGCGAAACGTTCCGGCTATTTTCTCTGCGGTTAGCTTTCTTTTGCCTTTTCCGCATTTGGAGGATATGAACCGTGGCTTATTTTTCCTTCACAAAGTTAGGTCGCCAACTCACCGCTCTCTAAATACAGGTGTGCGCTCCGCGTTTCCTCGGTTTTCTCTGCGTTGCAAACACGAGATAAATATTTGTCCGGTCTCAAACAGCTTCCCACCTGATTGTTCGTAAAAATTAAGAGCCTCGGCTCACATCTCAAACCCCAAACACTTCAAAATCATGGCAAAGAAAACTAAAAAATCCGCAGAAAAGAAAGTCGCTCAGAACGCAGCACCGCGTCGCTCCGCTAAAAAAGCCACAGCTCTCGCTGTCGAGACCGTTCCGGCCATCACTCCCAAGCTCATCGTGGCTCAGCACAAGTTCAACCGCTGGTACGTCTACTTCAAGGGTGTAGCCCCCAAGGACAACGTCGGCTGCGGCTGCAAGACAGCCAAGAGCGCAATACGCTATATGCACCTGCTCAAAGCCCGATACGGTGCTACCATATCCCAAAACATCTACGAACGCCTCCAGTTCGAGGCTCAGCGAGAGGGTTAAGCCCTCTCGCTTCTCTCTCCCGATTGTCAAACCTTTTAATTCTCACGACGATGCAACGAAAATATACTTGTACCACAAAACAGGGCAGATGGGATTTCTTTGCCGACAACGATATTGACGCGGTACGCCTTGCACTTTTCTATTGTTGGCGCGACGGCGAGGACTTCGTAAGCATCAAATCCCCGAACAATCACACCCTCCGCATCTGCCTTATCGACAATCATAACTCAATACAACCTTTAGCTCACCGCCCGAATGGGAGGTAAACCCTTTAATTCCCGAAGCAATGGAAATCAAATACGGCAAGTTCACCGAACAAGAGCTGCAAGTAATTCTCGACGCAGCACGTACAATCAACTACGCCTTCGGCACTCAGTTTCCGAGCTACAAAGAACAGTTGGCCCTTCTGATTGAAGACCTGCATTTCCGCGTCATCAATCAGATAGTCATTCAGGCGCACAACGCCCTCCGCTCGAAGTACATCGCGCGAGGCATCGACCCCGACGCGCCGGACTTCCATCCCGACCATCTGGAGAAATGACTTCTCCAATCCGTCCGTGCAGCGGTTGACCCTCCGGGGTTGACCGCTTTCTCCCTGTCTTTTATCAGCCACGACTGCAAAGTTAACTTTGCGGCATGGCACACCGGATTACATACAAGCCCCAGGGCATCATACTTTCTTCGGCTGTCGGTGAAATCACCGTCGCCGTCGAGGGGGAATATGTCGATGTTACGCTGACCGCCACCGGCGGCATCGTCATCCTATCGGAGCGTTACTACGCCCACGGCGGTTTTGTAACGCTCTATGATCTCGGCTCGCTTATCGAGTCCGAGATGAATAAGTCGGGCCAGTCATGCGCCGATTTTACCCTGCGGGTATTTACCGACTCGGTCAACAACAAGGCGGACTTCTGTGTGCTTCATATCCTTTACTGCGACCGCTTCACGGTCTGCACGGATATTCCGGCATTTCTCCGCGAGAATTTCCTGACAACACTCTCCATGCGCCGTGTCGCTCCCAGCTCCACGCTCTCCCTTTTCCTCTATGCGGAATCCGGGGAGAGTCTGGAGTATTCGGTACAGCACACCTTTCTGACGAATAAATCGGAAGCCCGATTTATTCACTCATATTTCATGGACTCCGACAAGACCGCCGCCACCTCCGGGGTCGTGCAGATCAACGTGCCGTTGTCATCGGTCATTGCCGATGCCGCAGGGTTCGCCACCGCTCGCCCTGATAATATTACGCTGCTTTCGTTGACCGTCCGTTGCGGTCAGCGGTCTGTTACCTGCTTCGTTGACAACTCGCTCACTGACCTTGAATCGTTCTACTTCCGCAACTGCTTCAACGTTTGGGACTCGGCCACTTTGCCGGTGGAAACCACCGCAAAGACGGACGTTGACCGGTCCGTTGCCATCATCAACGGCAAGTCGCGGTTCTACAACCAGTCCACGGCCAAGACCTACGAGGTCCAGACCGGGCCGCTCACTTCTGACGAAGCCGGATGGATAGACCAACTCTTTTCGTCGCACGATGTGTTCCGAATCGAGCCGGACCCGACCAACAGTTATGACCCGCTCGTTCTCGCCCCGATACTCATTACCGACGCAACCTGCGAAATACAGGACGGCGACGAGAAACTTAACAAGGTCAAGTTCACATGGCGATATACAGACAACCGCCCGATTGTGCGCTTGTCTGCCTCGCCCGGCATTTTCACTTCTCCTTACAATCTCGTTTACTCGTAAACTCGTAACTCATAACTCGTACTTGGTACTTATCGCAATGGCTCGCTCGATACACATATCTACCGCCCGCACAATGCTCAACTCCGGCGACCCTGTCGATATTTCCGTATGGAAATCCGACGGCTCTATCCTCGAACTGCGTAACGCCATTTCACTCCGTTACTCTTTCTACGGCGGCTGGCGCAACGTGAAGTTGCTTGCCTCCGGCGAGTGCCGCCGCGTCCGCGACTGCTGCATCTTCCGCGTCAACGACTGCGAAGTATTTTTGTAATAATTTGCACAGGGTTGTAACTTTTGCTTAATTTGTGCGTCTAATATAATAAAACAGCCAAAGTTCTACGGAGAAAGAGGAACTTTGCGCTCAAAATAAACTTAAAGTAATGCAGTACCTTAAATACATTGTAATTATCTGCGCAGCAGCCGTCCTCAGATTACTTTCTAAGAACGATGATTTTCTAAGTACACCTTACATTTTAAAATCTGTGGGCATTTTGCTTCTCGTTGCTATTGGTATCGTAATGGTTGTGCGAGACGTAAAACAAAAAAAATCAAATCCGGAGTAAGTCAATTCATCGCGTCTTTTCGCGCACCTCATATAGTCCATAACTTCGCTGAAAATCTCAGCAAGTTATGGACTTTTCTTTTACCGAACTTAATTTTAACTCTGTCGAAACGCTTCCGGGCTTCGAGGCCCGCGCAGCGTTCACTGTCAATTCCTCCTCCGTATTCAAGGAGGATGTTGACATCGTGCCTACGATTGTAGACGATACTCTCTCTTATATTCCGTGGGGCGGTGACAATCAGATGCCGTTCGACTTGCTCGCGCTCGTCGAGAAAGACGAAACTCTGGCAACCTGCCAGTGTTTCAACGCCGAGGTCTGCTACGGTTCGGGGCTGCAATACTGTGCCAAAGATTCGTCAGCGGCGACTCGCCGCGCTGTCGATGACTTCCTCCTTGACAACGACATCGCCGCTTACTTCCTCGGCATCTGTCAGGATTTTAAGCACTTCGGCTTCGCCGTGTCTGTGCTTATCCTCAACGAGGACGGCTCGCGCATCGTCCGTCTGTTGAGAAAGGAAGCCTGTTATTGCCGCTTCACTCCGGCTGACAAGCACGGTCGTATTTCCAAAATCCTTTACGCCAACTGGCGCAAATCAATATCCGCTCGCGCCGATATTGAGGAAATCGACCTGCTCGACCCGGCTTCGCCGTGGCGCGATCTACAAGACAGACTCGCCAAAGGTTCGCGCTGCCGCAAGTTCGCTGTCGTGTCGAAAATCCCGACTGTCGACAGCACTTATTATCCCATTCCTTATTATGGCGCGTTGTTCCGCGGCAAGTGGTACAACATAAAGCAGCTTATCGGTATCGCAAAGGAAGCGAAGCTGAAAAATTCAGCGCCGATAAAGTACCACATCGAGGTCGGCGCAAAATATTGGGAGTCCATATTTCGTGCCGAGGGCATTACCGACCGCCGGAAACAACAGGCGCGTATCGTCGCAGAGAAACAGCAGATTCTCGACTTCCTCACCGGCGCCGAGAACAGCGGCAAAGCCTGGTTCTCGACTTTCTATGTTACGCCCGACGGAAAGGAGCAGCACGACGTCGTAATCAACAAGATTGACGACAGCAAGGAGGGCGGCGACTGGGAAACCGACATACAGGAGGCTATCAATATGATATGTTTTACTATGCGTGTGCATAGTAACCTTGTCGGTTCAGTCCCCGGCAAAGCGCAGTCTAACAACAGCGGCTCCGACAAGCGCGAGCTTTACACCATAGCCCAGGCCTTGCAAAAACCGTATCACGACCTGCTCTTTACCGTGCATCGCATTATTATCCGATTCAACGGCTGGCAGGGCGTACACCCCGAAATCCCCTTTATCCAACTTACCACGCTCGACGAGCATACCGACGCAAAGCAAGTGAAACTCCCCAACGCAAACGACAATGGCAAAGCTGATAACGACTGATGCGCAGTTGCGCTCACATCTTCCGAACATCATCGCATCTGTCAAGGGCGAAACGCCCTTTATCGAAAGGCTCGCGCTCTTTCTCGACCTCGCCGAAGACTGGGTCAGAACGACTTTCACTTCCGAAACCACCTTTAACACCATCTGCGGCTACACCGACTCGAACCCGCTTAAAGTCCTTACTTCGCGGCTCGTTGTCGCCGACGCTCTGCATCGGGCTATTCCATCGCTTGACATCGTGCTTTCGCCCAATGGCTTTGCGGTGGTGAACACCTCAAATCTCGCTCCGGCATCGAAGCCGCGTGTCGACAGACTTATAGGCTCGATGCTGAGCCACCGCGACGATTGCATCGCCGCTCTCTTGCCCGGACTCGTCGGGGCATCGAAGTGGCTCACATCCTCACAGGCCGACTTTTTCGGCGCGACACTTTTCCCTGACCTCGCTATCGTGGATAGCGTAGGCAACGTACAGGGATGTCGTTGGGACAAGTATCTGGAACTGCGCCCGCAGGTCATAGACCTTGAGGCATCGCTGGCCGAAGAATGGTTGTCGTCGGAACTGATGTTAGCACTCCGCTCCGAAAATCTGCGCGGAGATCTGACAAAAAAGCGGAGTGAGATTGTCAGGCAGATAAAAGCGCAGGTCGTGGGCTACCTGCGGTCGGGTTCTTTCAACTCGCGTAGGCTCGCGGATATTGTCAACTATATCCGGCTGAACCCTGAATTTTTCAGCGAATGGCATCAGTCGGAAACCTCGAAGCTGTTTGCGCCGCCGGTGTTCCGTAATGAAAAGAAGGCTTCGGGTTACTTCTTTTAGCGGTGTCGGTGCAATCGGCAGTCGGTGAAGCTACGTCGCAGGGGTCATTTGTCGGTCATACCGCATTGGAGTTATGGCACGAGGCACTGATTTTCCTTTGCAAAGTTAGGTCGCCAACTCACCGCTCTCTAAATACAGGTGTGCGCTCCGCGTTTCCTCGGTTTTCGCTGCACTGCAAACGCGAGATAAATATTTGTTCGGGTTCAAACAGCTTCCCACTTGATTGCACGTAAAATCTAAAGTGCTTCGGCACATAACTCTTAAATCAATTCGATATGATACTTCCCGACAAACGACCCGTTGAGCGCGACTTCGCCAACATCACCGACTACTCGCTCGAATGCCCCGACGGTGCAAGAAAGTTCTTCGCCTTCATCCATTTCACCGATGAATCGACCTGCCTTTGGTCGAACATCTTCACGACAAGTCGAACATTCGCAACGATGCTCGTAATCGAAAAATTCGGCGACTGCCTCGAATACATCAGCAGCATCAATATCCACGAGCAAGAATATTGAACGACCCGACCCACCTCCGGCGGCTCCCACTCCGGGAGCCGCCTTTGCTGTCTTTTACCAGGTATGCGCTTTACCGTACCTTCGCGGTACAATAATGCTCATACCTATGCAGACAATCTCGATTAATTTTATCGTGCCGCAGGGCTGGCACGAGCTTTCCGATAAACAGCTACGCTATGTTTATCAGCTTCTCGCAGACGAGTTCGCCATTGACGAGATTAAGACCCTTTGCTTGCTCCGGTGGAGCGGCACAAAGGTTATTGGTCGGCAAGACAGCGGAGCCTATCTCCTCAAAAGAGGCAAACTTCTTTTTGAGGTAACGCCGCTGACGCTCGCCGAGTTGCTTCCGCATCTCGACTGGCTCGCTTCTCTGCCGACTGTCCCCGTCAGGCTATCCAAAATCAACCGCCAACACGCGCTCCCGGCTGACTTCTCCGAAGTACCGTTTGAGACTTTCATCATCTGCGACAACCTTTATCAAGGCTATCTTCAGACGCAGAACGAAGACCTGCTCGACCAACTCGGCGCGACGCTCTACGGCAAGGCCATGACCTTCAAGCCATACGAGCGTATCAGTATCTTCTACTGGTTCGCCTCGCTCAAAGACTCCCTTTCGCGCAAATTCCCGGATTTCTTTCAGCCAATCGGCGCCGCCACCGGCGGCAATCTGCTCGGCTCGTCCGCTCCATCGGTCGAGGACGCGATGAACGCTCAGATCCGTGCCCTCACAAAAGGCGATGTCACCAAAGAGAAAGAAGTCCTCGCCCTTGATACGCACCGTGCTTTAACGGAGTTAAACGCACAGGCGCGTGAATACAAGGAGTTGAACGCCAAAATGCAATCCAAATGACAGCGCAGCTCAACGGAAGATGGGACGCGGCCAGTTTCTTCGAGGAACTGACCGCAACCAACCGCCTCGCTCAGTCAGAAGGTTTTACCTTCTGCCGCGTCAGCGGTCTCGACGGCTTCGAGGAAGCTGTCAACGAGGCGCAGACTCAAACCGCCTTCGTCTGTGTCAGCGATATAGCCGACGGCTATACCGAGTTGAACAACACGCCGCGCACCCGCCGCGTCAAAACGGTGTTTTTCGCTATGCGCCATGCCGCCGAGGATATGGCGGCCCGCGCCGAGTGCATGGAGATAATGCGCGAATTGTTCCGTCAGTTCATGTCGCGGCTTCTCCCCGAAAAGGTCAGGTTAGAGCAGAACTGCATCTACCTCGACCCCCGAATATCGTTCAACGAGATTGACCGCTATTTTTTCAGCGGAGCCGCCGGTGCTTATTTCCAGATAGCCGTTGATGTTTTCACGGATTTAAGATACAACCCCCAAGAGTGGAATAACGAATGAGTGGAACAGACAATCAGCAGTTGGAGGCTCGCCGTAAGTACGTACGGGCCTTCAACGCCACGATGATAAAGATTTGGCGCGAGCAGATTGCCCTTCTCGGTGTCATCGACACCGGGGCGCTTTACCGCTCAACGGTCGGCATATCCATGACCGCAGACAGAAAGTTCATCGACATTACTCTTGAACAGGCATTTAACACCTACGGTCTGTTTGTTGACTATGGTACGGGGCGCAATACTCCACGAGGCAACCCCGGCGACATCGGCAAAGCCAATGGCCGCAAGCGCAAGCGCTGGTTCTCCCGCAAGTATTTTGCTTCCGTTATGAACATTCAGGAGTTCTACGCAGACTCTCTCGGCCAGGAGTTCTGCCGCGCCATATCCAACGCCCTCAATCCCGACATAATGCGTCGCGCAGTACAGCAACAGTCGTAAGATTATTTGCTTGGGGATAAGATTTTCTGCCCATTGCGAATATAAATCTGTCCTGGAAGTGGAGTAGATAGAGGTCTACCGTATAAGTCGTAGATTACAGATTTATAATTATTTTCTATTGTTATATCTTGTAATCCCGCTCCCGGCATATCAGTTTCTATAAAGTTACTGAAATCCTGCCAAATAGGAGATGATTCATACAGCGACTTTGTACCGGTAGGTATGTATACGGGTATAGATTTTGAAACTCCAGTGAATGTATCTGAGCCGCAATGCGGAGGTACAGAAGCCTCGCATCGGATTGATGAAAGGGCAAGACAGGAGCGAAAAGCTTCATCACCAATTTCAGTGATAGTTCCGGGTAACGTTATATCGGAAAGTTCGATACAGTTAGAAAATAGTCCAAGAGGTATAGAAGTGTTATCAGACGGCAACACAGCATGTTTTAACAGAAAGTTGGATGCGAATTGTCCTCCTTCCTCACTTAGCTGGCAATTCGATGGCAGGATAACGTCTTCAAGTTTTGTATAGTCAAAGGCTTGGAATCCGATGTATTCGAGCGTCTCTGGAAAGTTGATTTTAGATAATGAGCAGCTTTGGAAAGCAGACGATTCAATACGACGCAATCCATCCGGCAAGATGACTTCGGTATCCCACATGAGGCAACGAAAGAAAGCCTGCTTACCTATGACTTCCAGGGACTCGGGCAGCAGCATTGCGTCTGGCGAGTAGTGAGTGCAGTCAGTAAAAGCGCACATATCAATTACTTTAATGGTGGATGGCCAGTTGATTTCTTCAAGGAATGAGTAAGCAAAAGCAAATTTGCCAATCTCCGTGACACCCTCAGGAAGAACAATTTTTTCCAGTTGGGTTGCAGTCACAATACCTGTCACGTGATCAGCCTGTTCATAGTGAAAGAAGGCATTGTCAGGTATTTTGTTGCCCTCTATCACCGCATTGCTGAGGTCAATGATTTTGAGTTTGCCATCATATGTAGCACGCCAAAGTGTGTTGAAATCAGTCTCATTGATTGGGCCATCAATGGAAAGTTCCTCAACGTTGAGCAACTTATCTCCTAAGACTGTAGCGAGCGTTCCGACTTGCGTCAATGTTATATTTTCAGCAGCAGAGCCAAGGACTGCCACAAAAATAAGAATCAAAAATACAAATCTTTTCATACTGTTCAGTAGATTATTGTAATTGCAAAGTTACAAAATTTCGCTGACATACAGCACACTTCGTTGAAAATTCGTGTCTTTTCGCGCGCCTGTGTGCCGCCATAACTTTGCCGTATAAACAGCATCAGTTATGGCTATTGATACAAAATCGCTCACTCAAATTATTACCGAGTTCCGCAAGTTACAGGCCAAAGACTCCATAACGCCGGAGTCGTTGGGCTACATCCTGCAACGCATCGCAGACCTTCTCGCCACCGCAGGGACCTCGGAGACTCAGGCCATCCTCGGCAACTGGTACAACACGCTCTCGAAAACCGACCACACAGCCGTCTGCAAATTGCAGCAAGGCCCGGCTGACCGTAATTTCGTAAGGCTCTCGAACACGTTCATCGACCTGCTCACTGGTCAGCAGATGACAAACGAGAACGCCACAATAATAAATATGGCAACCACCGAGCGCGCCGGGGCGATGAAAGCGCAGCAGGTCGTTGACCTTAACAACACCCGACGCGCCGTTGCCGACATCGAAAAACTTCTTGATGTGATCCAGACCAAACTCGGCATGACCGAAGGCTCCAAAGGTCTGTATAACACAGCCCAGATTTCCTGTGTCGTTCAAAACGGACAGTTGCTCGTTCTCGGCGCACAGCAACTCGTCAAGGAGGGGTATGTGCCTTATATCTTCCGTCCCGTCCGCAAACGCAATCCATTCAAGGACATGGACGCGACCGCTGAGCAACTGGCCGCGAAGAAGTATTGCTCCGTAAAGAAAGGCTGGGGTGTGTTCGGCTCTATGTATGCCGTGAAACTCAACGGCTCTCAGGTTATGTTCTCGACCGGGCCGCACAATCTTCTATGCACGGAAAAGCAGCCGGGATATTCCGGTTCGCCACAGTATTTCGTGTCCCACAGTACCGACAAGGAGGGAAACAGGACTTTCGGCTGGGGGCGTTCCTCGGTGCATTTGCTTGACCGCAACCTCACAAAGAAGACATCGAGGAAAAAGGAACGCATGATACGGCTCCGCTTCGGAATCGGTTTCGCAAAACCGATTTATCCCGGACGCGCCGCCATCACACCGGCCAATCTCGCAAGCTCGCTCGCCGAGTTCTATCTGATCTACAATCCCGCAACCGAAAAATGGACTTTCGGGAAGTAAAAAGAAAGCCCGAAGCTGACGCTCCGGGGGATGCTATCTTTTATACCTCTCAACTGAAAGCCCACTGGGGGTTGCTATCATCGATACGTCGCACAGGAAAGCCGCAGTAAAAAACTACGAGGGTGCTATCCGGCATCTGTCAGAGGTATCCACTTTTCTTAGCTTGGCTTCACTTTCGTTCAGAGGTGTCCGGTCGGATTAGCTTGGTTTCACTTAACAATACGCAAAGATAATACTTTTTCTTCACATACACAACTCGTTAACCCATAAAATCATGAATCTCCACAAACATAAGCCTACAATTCAGCTTCTATCCGCAATCCTGCTGATAGTAGTCGGCTGCGGCCTCCTGATTTCCGGCTTCATCATGCCTCCGCCCGGCGAAATTCATAATTCCGTCCTTATCGCCTTCGGCGAGATTCTGACTTTCGCGGGGGCTTTGTTCGGCATTGACTACCACTATAAATACAAAAACCATGACAACAACAATCAGTAAAGGCAGCAGGGGCGACACCGTCGCCCTCCTGCAACGCAAACTCAACCTCATTCCTGACGGTATCTTCGGCCCGATTACCGATGAAGCCGTCCGCGATTTTCAGAAATCGCACGGCCTCGCCGTGGACGGCATCGTAGGCCCGAAGACCTGGGCGGCTCTCGGTGTCGGCTCATTACCGAACACCCGCCGCATCGACAAGATAATCCTACATTGCACGGCTACCCCGGAGGGAAAGGATTATACTGTCGCCCAAATCCGCCAGTGGCATCTCGCCCGTGGCTTCTCCGATGTCGGCTATCACTATGTGATCTACCGCGACGGTTCCGTTCATCGTGGCCGCCCTGAAACCCAGATCGGCGCACACACGACCGGCTACAACCCTCATTCCATCGGAATATGCTACATCGGAGGCTGCGCTGCCACGAAGAACGCCAACGGTGATTATCCGCCCAAAGACACACGCACTCCGGCGCAACGTGCCGCACTCGTGCGACTCGTGGCCGAGATGCGGAAGAAATACCCCGGTGCCACAGTCCACGGACACAACGAGTTCGCAAACAAGGCGTGTCCCTCGTTCAACGTTCAGAAAGAGCATGAGCTATGCGGTCGATAATCTTCATCATCGTTCTTGCTATCCTTACAGGCTGCAAGAGCCAAAAGCAGGTTGTCAGCGACAAATCGCTTGACATCGACAGCGTCGCCCGGTCGGAACATCACCGCACAATCGCGGTGATTGACTCCGCTATCCGCAATATTGATTTTAGCTTCGATACCCTGAAAATCAATATCGAGCGGCCTTTTTTAATCGGCGACACCGTCGCCTGTCAGCCTGAGGTCATTCGCATCAAGGCTGTAAGAGGGCGCGTGATTGACCGGCGGCGTGTTCATAGGGACAGCGTCGAAGCCTTCAATCGGCTTGATACGGTGGCTTATCATCAATCAGCCGCCGAGACTTCGACAGAACACACCGCCACGACGCGCCTATATAATCCGCCCGACGGCACGGCAGTTATGATAATCGCGCTAATCATCGCCGGGATTTTATTCTTCGTTTGCTATCGCAAACGCTGATTATTTTTCACTTCGAGAGTAAAAGTTTCTTCATAGTTCATTCATAAATTGGCAGAGCGAGTTGCCCGTGAGGGTGGCTCGTTTTGTTTATTTATCGCGTTCATCTTTGTAGACCCTCCCGGCTGGTGGCGAATGTCGGCCATACAGACCTCCCTCCGTCCTCCGTTTGCTGCCTACATCCTTCCGTGTCCGAGCATCGTTGGTCGTAGGTTCCGCATTGCTCCTCTTACGACTAACGACCGCTGCGGTTTTCGGGTCGATAGAGTGATATGCCTTTCCGCTCACGTCCCTGCCAGTCCTCGCCACAGGCTTCGTCTTGCCAGGGTCATTCCGAGCCTCCGTAAACTCCCGGCTCTCCATTCGTGGCTCCCAAGGCAATCACACTATCTTTGGCTGCTTGCGTTTCGCTTTGCTCCGACACCCCTCCTGCGTCGGGGTGTCGGCCCGCTCCACTTCATTGTCAACCCGAAACCTCCGCTTGCTATTCCGACCCAGAAGGACAGGCATCTGCACTCCGTCCTCCAATCGGCGCACTGCCGCCATCCGCCACCATCCTCCCACCCATAAGAGGACTGATGAACGCACGGAGTTTAGTCCGTGGCACTCGCTTCATTTGTCGCCGAGGGCAGGTATGTAGGCGGCTTCCATTATCTACCCCACCCGGAACGTGGCTTTTGCAATGGCATTTGACCGCTCATTCCTTCAGTCGCTCGCATCCCCAGTCATCGCCGCCTCCGAGCATTTTTTGGTCGTGGTTCCGCTTCGCTCCTCTACGACTAAAAAACCGCTCCGGCCTTCGGGTCGATAGATTGCGCCCTACGCCTTCACCTACGCTTTCCCGACACCCTTCCTGCGTCAGGGGGTCGGACGCTCCGGCTCGTCTGAGGCCACAAACTATCTTCACACTTCCATTCCCACTTTACCCCCGACACCTACGGCTGCGCCTACGGTGTCGGGTGCGTTCCCATTCCAGTGTGCCCCGAAACCTCCGCTTGCTATTCCGAGCCGTCGATGCCGTGCTGCCGCGCTCCTTCCTACATTCACACGGATGCCATACTGACAGCAACGTTCTTCCCACCCACAGAGGAAGAAGCCGCCTACATTCCAAGCCCCAGGCATTTCTCTATTCTTCGTCTGCGACGCTCTGCCCACCCCAGGCCCGATGTGCGGTGCGCCGATGCACTGACTACACTCCGGCAGTCGGCCAACCACTTCACTCACTCCGAGTCTGCCTACGGCTTAGGGCAAGGGCAGGTCGGCACATTGTCTTAGTGCAAGCCCACGACAAAGTGCCTGTCGCTACGTGCCTCCGCGACACCTGCCGTTTGCGCTAATCCATTTGTAGGCACTCCGAGTTCCCTGCGTTCCTTTGGCTGACTCACCTCCGTTTCGCGCCGCATCGTCATCACCGCACATCGCCATCGTCATTCACCTCGGCTTGATTGCATCCGCTCCGAGGAAAAGCGGTGCTGTCGCAAAGGTCAATTTCCACGTTGCGGAAATTTGACCTTTACGGCAGCGATTTTACCGCCCGTTCTGCATATAGCGCGAGGGCGAAAAAGGGTCGGAGCGAAAACGAGCGCGAGGGCGGTGGGGGGTGTGCAAAGCCACTACGGGGGCTTGCCCCCGTAACCCCCAAACGTCTGCTGCACAGCCGTTTCGCATCTGCAACCCACT